GGCTTATCACCCTTTCCGCTCATAAGATCCCCCTGGTAACTGTTCAACATCAAACCATCCGCATGGGTAATTAATCATTATCTTTTCTCCCGGTTATTATTTCAAAATGATTGATGGTGTTATCCTCAATCGCCTGTTTAAACTTTTCCTTTAACTCATCCTGGTTAAGATCTATGGCACCATCCATGTAAATGACTGCCTTGACTGTGTCATTCATTTGTTATGACCTCTGGCTCATCATCTTTAGGCGGATACGCATTAGCAACTGCCCCACAACTCAAACACTCAAAACTTAATTTAAGATCGAATAGGTTGTTATACCGGCTAATATCTTTTTCTCTGGTGAGTTTCATATTTGCATTGCAATTAAAACATTTCATAAAATTTTACCTCTATCTTAAAAAACCGAGGCTCTGAGAGGCCCGTGGTGAGCTTTTCTTTACCTGGTCCATGGTTTACCCTTAACGAAGTTATCACGTTTGTGGGCATTTCTAATTCTTTACTCATTCTAAAAATCAAAGTTAATGTTTTGTTTTTCATAGACTTCCAGAACTGCCTCACGCCTAATCAATGTCATGGCATTGGTATCCATCTCGCTAGAGTTAGCCTTGACCACCTGGAAATTTACAACTCTGGTTCTATCAAATTCTAATCCCTCATCCGCACAAATATTTTCCGCAGTCTTTTCATCTGCCAAAGATATAGTGGCGGCCATCCTCATTCCATCCACGATAGCGGCGGATCCTCTGATTGACGAACGAGAATCCCAACTTGATTCCTGGGCCTGGAGTCCGGCTTTGCTCATGTGATGAATAGATAAAACGGAACACTCAAACTTTGATGCAATGGAAGAACAGAACTGACAATACAATTGAGCCGCTTCCTGGCTCGTTGTAATAGGTGCTGCAACAAAAGATTGTATTGGATCTATCACAACCAAAGATAAATCTGGAATCGTTGATATCTCATTGATTAACTCATGGGCCTCGGGTGTTAGATCTAATCCTCTAGCATCATCTTTTAATAATATTAATGGTTTAGGTGCATCTGGAACTGTATAGGCAAAAACGTCATACTCCGCATCAAATCTTTTATCGCCTTTATCTAACGCTTTGGTCCGTCTAAAGACTTCGCTTCTATCATCCTCGGCCATCAGCATAAGAACATTACCAGCATTTTTAATTGGTTTATTTAACCAGGTGCCATGACCTTGTGATACTTTGATCGCTAGATCTAAAGCCAACATACTTTTACCAACACCACCGACTGCCGCTAATAATCCAGGTTTAGATTTCTCTAACAATCCCTCAACCAACCAGGAACGAGGCGGTGGATCACCTTTTAATTGTTTAATAGAGAAACTTCTTATCCCTAAACCTTGATCGCTTATCTCTAACTTAACTGCATCTAGGCCTTGCTTGATAGCCAAGTCATTGAAATCACCCTCAACGGATGGGATTCTAACTAAACAATTATAATATCTGGTGGCTATCTCTTCCGCTTTCTTACGTCCGATATCAGTTTTATCATTATCAAAGGCTAAATAGATCCTGGCGTCCGTCTTTTTTCTTATGTTTTCTACCGCATCATTACCAAAGTTAGCTGAAAAAACACAAGCCACCGGTATTTGTGTTGCATCCCATACGCTTACACCGGTAGCCATACCCTCAACCACGACCAGAGACTCAACTTTATTTAAAGAATTAAAATCTGTACCAATTAAAAAGATATTACCCTTGACTTGTCCAGCAGATACAAACCTTTTGGATCCATCTTCCTGGATAAATTGCAGAGATCTAATTTCACCATCTACATTGTAGATAGGCACGACCAAAGATTTATTGTGTAGTTTTAAAGAATAACTTTTGATTTGTTTAGCTTCCAGGTAAGGATGCTTGATAACCTCTGAGTAAGTTTGAAAACGATTCTGACAATCTTTTGCAACTTCCTCATATCTTTGCAGCTTTTGTTTCTTGGCCTCTTCCTGGGCCTGTTGCATCTTTAACTGTAGATCTTGTCTTTCATTTGGAGTAAGTGTATTGATCTGGACAGAACTCCATTTGTATTCCGACCCCGTTCTCCAATTTCCGTAAGTTGCGAATATGTGATTATGAACAACATTAATAACATACCAACCCGATTTTTCATTACCTTTATCCGGCCTCACTCCCGGAGTTGCTTGTACTGGGATCCTTACTAGATCCCCACTTGTGTTTAGGAAGCCGACATTTAATCCTATTGTTTGCATTTCTGCAATAAGATCAGCTTCATTGCCTCTGTTTTTTTCTAAATAACTCTTATCTTTATTCAGTCCGTGTCTTATCTTGTATTTCGTAAGATCCATCTACCCCGTTCCTTGCCCTTTCGTTGGCGTGTTTTAAATATTCCCTGGTATAACTCTCAAAAAAACTAACCCTATCGTCCTCACTCCAATCACGAAACGCCCAGCTTTTATTTTTAACAGAAAATTCCTTATATCTTTCTTTTAGTTTAGATTTGGCATGAAGAACACCGGCTTTAGATACTTGTGCCACCTTGGGCGATCTATTGCCTTTCTTAATCTCTTCTTGATGTTCCATGCTACAGGCTCCAAACCATTTACCATCAACCTCGACCAGAAGAGGCCCCACCGGATCACCACAGCAACCGCATAGTGAGGGCCTATCTGATTTTAAAAAGTTAAAATGGGATGTTGTCTTCCGCTTCGCTGTTGGAAACAGGCTCATCCGCTTTTACTTCTTTTGTTAGCTTGGGTGCCGACCACCCTTTGCCTTTCATATCATCAATAGCAATGTAGCCTTTTGCATCTTTAATTGCGTGTGCTCTTACTCTTGAACCAACAAGTGCAGAACTATCGTCTGGAAAACCATCCGGAAATCCACAGGCTAGTGCCAATCCATGCAATGATGATAGACCAAGGTTAATCGCACCTTCACTTGTATCATGGTCTACTGTAAAAGCATGACCAATCATAAAGTTAGGTTTATCAACGACTCTAAAGAGAACCTTTAAAGCCACCCATCCATTTTTACCCTGGATTTCCTCATCAGAAACATATTCAAAATCATATGTTCCTGGTTCGAGTTCTTCCAAAATACTACTTTCGGCCTGAGCCTTATACTTACTTAAATCCATATTTACTCCTTATCCTGGATCGTAGCTGTGATAGTCCGAGATATATTCCACGAACTCTTCACAGTCTTGGTTAATACAAATAAGTTGATGTAAGCCATCGAGAGGCAAATCATTGTTATCTGGATCCATGCTATCAATCAAAGGATTTAATAACTTTTGGATCTTAGCCATAACACGTTTTGTTCTTTCGACTTCCCCCAACTTACTCACCTTTATCTTCCCCCAACATGGCCTTTCTAATTTCCGGCCATGAGAATGGAAGAACATCCGGCAATGCGTACCTATTTTTTGCAAGATAGGCAGGTTTCTCACGACAGTAAGCAACCACATCTCCGGCCACCGCTTTTGTTGTCATTGTTCCACCTTTCCCCTGGACCTTAACAGTACCAAGTTTATAGTTTGCAAAGAAACAACAATCGCTGTGTTCTAAAATTAAATCTGCGGCCTTGCGGTGCAGTTTTAACTCATGTCTATCAAAAGCCTCTATCTCTGGAGACTCAAATCTTTTAATCTGATTATGTGCAATCTGCAAAATAATCATACCCTTATCTTCACGCAAGACATTTAACAGATCTATGTATTGACGCCAGTATCTAAGCACCTCTACATAACCTTTACCATATCCAGGTTGTTCAATAGATTTCCAACCATTATCTTGACAGGCTTTATCCCAAATCAATGGTTCTAACCAGTCTAATGAATCAATAACCACAGTTTTAAATTCGTGGTCTTCATCAATTAGATCTTGTAGATAACCCATGACTTGCTCAAAAGATTTACACAACGGAAATTGTTGTGCATCAATTGTACCCATACCATCTTCTGTTAATACAAAAATTGGATTTGGCATCTGTGAACCAAAGTAAGTTTTACCTACCCCGGCCCCACCATAGGCAACAATCCTAGGTGCTTTCTTTTTTGATTTAGTTCTTATATCAGCTAACGACATTTTTACCCCCTTCAAGTAATTGTTTTAATTCGTTTTTATTGTAATCCAACAAAATGTTAAGCCTTCTTATATCTTTTATAAGACGCTCCCTTTGTTGTAAATCAGCTTTCCATTCGTTATATATAATAGAAGCCTCAGCAGATAACTCAGACTCTTTATACTCCACACCGCCTTCCTCGAAGACGATCACCGGTTCTTCAGACATTATTTTTCTCCCGTGTTAAGTTTAAAAGTTTCACAAAGACTGCGTCCGTTACAGAATTTGCAATGATCCCCAAATACATATTTAGGGTTTTCATCCATACAAGCATCCGCCCGTGGTTTCAGAAAATCAAATCCCCAGTTAGCAAGATTTTCTCCGGTGGTTTCCCATGTCTTAACCGCCCGTTCTTTCTTTACTCCTCTAGGTTGAACTATCGTTAGTTCCATAATTGTTTCAGCATTGCCATACCTGGTTAATGCACCCAGGCCATAGATCATTAGCTGTTTGTTATATTCCGGTGAGACTTGCCATCTCCCAGACTTTAAATCTATTACACATATGCGACCCTCTGAAAGAATAATTGCATCAGCAGTACCCCATATGTTTTCGCTTATCTCTTCCATTGATACTTGCTCTTCAATAAGCAACTTACCATTGAGTTCTTTTGTTCTTGCCTCCACATAGTCTGTATAGATCTTTGCACAATCAATCATCTCTTGATCTATCTCTATCTCAAAGTCTTCAACCATCTCAACCTTGCCAAGCCAATAATCTTCTAAAGATATATCACCATCTAAGTGGCCTTTCATTAATATCTCAGACATTTGGTGAACCAAAGTACCAGTTACAGCAGGGATGCTTGTGGTATACGGAACTTGTGATGCAAGTTTAGGCATACCAGGACAGACAGTCCATTTATCTGAAGCCGAGGGGGACAGTAGTGCGTGTTTACTAGGCATTGTTGGAAATGTAAGATTCCTTTTCTATTCTTTTTACATCATCAAGATCATATAAAATAGTTCCTGTTATCTTCCAATAACCAGGCCCCATTCCCTTTGATCTTTTATTGTCTATTGTTTTTTTGCTAACTCCCCATCTTCTTGATAGTTCGTCAGCGTCTATAGTGTTGGTGATGTCAAATTCTTTTAGATCTTTAATTTCCATAAATTTCCCTTTTCTCAGATTTCACCTATAATACCTCAATATTACTAATAATGGTAATATTTATTAAAAAATAAGGAGTATTTATGTCAATAGACAAAGCTACACCGCAGGATTGGGATCAAGCAAGAGATCGCTTGGCTTCCAACAACCAGGTAGGTGGAGATCACTACAATAAGGGGACCAATATAGAGCCGATAGATTATATTATCGCTAACAACATTGGTTGGTGTTTGGGGAATGTAATTAAACTTGTGACCAGAGATAAGCACGATAAGGTTGAAGATCTCTTTAAGGCCAAGCATTACATAGATCTGGAACTTGAAAAAGTTTTTGGGTTAGATAGTGATGGTAATAAAATACCAGAGGAACTATTGAAAAAATCCTTATAGGAGTATGGCAATGAACTTATCTGATTTTGAAGATCCGGTAATGAATGAGAGAAATAACAATACGCCTGTTTATATAAACAGATATATTGCACGATCTCTTATTGATATAGCTGGATTGGAAAATAAAGATCCTCAAGCATTAGCGGAGTATTTTCTACAAGTAGGAATTAACTCCGTTAAGCATTACAAGGATCAAGAAGTTATATTTGATATTGAAAGTCTTTAACTAAGGTCTTCCAGTATATCAATGATGTTTCTAACAGCATCATTGTTCTTCATGTGCTCATCGTTGATGGTTAGTTGAGCTTGGTCTAAAGGCTTAGAAAACACCACATTTCTATGCGGTACTGCCACAAAAGCAAACAAATCTATTTCATTATCTTTGTATTTTCTATGAGCAACTCTTTGGCCCTTCCGCATATCAAACCGCCAATTGCCTCTGCGTTCTTCTATCTTAGATTGGGTTTTGACCTGGCACTTATACAGTTTTAGGTTGTGTTCAAAGATGATGTCTGCGGATGCGTTGTGAGGTACAACTGCTACTGTATCGCAAACTTGAGAGAGGACTGCGGCTGTGAGATATTCACCAAAACGACCAACTCGTTCTGTTGCTAGGGGCATTTTATTCTAATTCAATTCCTGCCTGTGCCAGTGCTCTTCTAATATTTTTTGGCAACTTTCTATATAAATATTTTGCATATCTATTATCTTTTCTGCCCTCAGCCTCAATAAGTTTATTGAGTGTTTCATTGGCTCTAATTTTTGTTAATTCTTTTCTTAACATTTCTGATTTTAAAGGATTGCTTAATGCCTTGTATTTATCACCAGTTATAACTTGCTCTAATCTAATCTCAATAATAGGTCCATAATATTTGTATCTAATTTGATCCAACACCCTATCGCCAGTATATGGAACAATCTCTCTTCGGCTAAAACCAAGTCTATCTAATTCTTTTTCTGCAATATTTTTTGGCTCTATAACAGGAACACCAAACAATTGTCTAGCGGCTGGTCCTGGAATGGTTATGTTTGTTCCTGGAATCCTTACTCTTTGCGGTCTTCCTGGTGCCTCTGCTCTAGTTGGCGATTCTACTAATGGTAATTTTTCTCTTAAGAATGGTATATTTTTTTGAAAAATCTCACCGAAAGAATTATCACCAGCAGTTCTAAATTTTTGTTCTTCTGGAAACAAACCTTGCGAATCAACAAAATCATTAAATTGTCTAATTGGTGTTAAGAATGTAGATGCAATGTCACCAGCGTATGATTGTAATTTTTCAGTTAATTTTTTTTCATCTCTGGTTCCATCAACAACTCCGATCAGATCATCTACAACTCGTAAGCCTACGCCAAATCTAAAAGTAGAACCAGTTGTTCCCTCTAATAATTCTCTTGCCTCAAGAGGCTTTCTGCCGCTTTCTATTCTTGTTATCTGGTCTGCTGCAAGTAAATATGCTGAGATTGGAAAGAATGGCCTGGTGTCTATTGTGGTTCCGTCAGTTCCATTTAATTCATACCATTTTTCTCCACCATATCCTTTTCTTTTTGCCTCTATTGCGGCTAAAAGCATAGCAGATCCGACAACAGCTTTTGAAAGTTGGTTTAAATCACCGGCTGCTATTCTTGCCATTTCTTTTTCACTTAACAAAGTAGTAAAGCCAAAAGGACTATACTCAAACAAATGCCTTAGTGCATTTACGATGAATCTTGGGAATGGCAATGCCGCAGTTGTAACAAAGGGAATCATATTTGCTAGTTTGATAAATTCAGTAGCTATATAATTACCAGTATCGTGTATATTGTTTCGTTTTTTTACAGCCTTGGGTGTTAAGGCGTAGGTGTAATCTAGTGCATCGTTTACTGCATTTTGTATATCTTCAACAGGTATTGCATCTATATTATTTTCAGAAATTATTTTTTTAATATCTAAACCTCTTTTTCTCAAACTATCAGCTAGAGATGTAGCAAACATCCCCCTTCTAAAATAATACTCTTGCGTTCTATTTAACCAGTTAAGACCATCAACACCCTTTTGTAAAAATTTAAAAACTTTGTTGTCTTTTGTTGAATGATCCGCAACCTCTGAGGCGTAAGTGGTAAACAAATTATATTTTTGCTTTGGATAATGTTCTATCGCCCAGTCTGTAATTTTTTTTGCAGATTTAACATCGACTGATATATTCATTGCTAAACCAATAATATTGTTTATATCAACAGGCACTTGCTCCTTTCCAAGCAAATCCCTCACAGGATTAATCGTTACATTTAATGCCTCATTAACCAATCTGCTCATGGTATGAAGACCGGTTCTAATTGGATTTAACGATAAAAAGTTCCTAACCGCAGTACCTATTTGTGTAACTAATAAACCCCTTCTAAGATTATCCATTTCTTTTAAATATTTTAATCTTGTTGCAAAAGATGTGTCTTTGGCCTCATTAACCACAGTATCTAAAACCTCTAAAGCTTCTTGAGACATTTTTTTCTCTATTGCTTTTTTGGCTTGACCGGCAAGATTCATTCTTCTTGCATCTTCGGATATGCCAAACCTTGCCAATTGATTAAACTCATCCATTGTCAAATCATTTTTAGCTAAAACTTTATTAAAAGATTTTGCAATATCATCATTAACATTCAATAAAGAAATAGTTTCAAAAATTTGATCTGTAATTCTTTTTTTACTAAGCGGAATATTAAGGTCTTCCAAAACTTGAGTTCCTATTCTTAAATATTCTTTATAGTTTTTGGTTGTAATTGCCGGAGTAAAATCTGGCTCTATTGCTTCTGCCGGAAGTCTGTCTCTTATTTCTCTGGCAAACTGCTCTGAATATTCGTTAGCAAAAGTCCTTCTTTCCAACAACTCATCAAACTCAGGTGCTTGTTCATTTATCCATTTGGGTGGAACCATGCCTGATTGAATATCATCCAATGCTTCGGCAACCTGTTCGTCAGTCATTTTGGTTACATCAAAATCATTATCTCGTAAAAGTTGAATGTCTGCTTCTTTTCTTTGATTCTCTAATATTGTTTGCTGATACTTAACTTGATCGTCTGGGTGAATTCTGTCTTCTGCCAAATCATCATATATTGATTGAGGAATATCATCTCCAGGACTTTTACCGGGATAGAATTGATCTTCAGCCATTCTTTCAAAGATCTCGTCTTTATCCCTAATTCCTTGACCCTGACCACGCAAAGCTTGTGTAGCATTTGGTTTTCTTGCCCTGGCCCAAACTGGTATCTGACCCCTTCTATCTCCTATAGCACCGGTAAGTTCTCCGAACTCATAGTAGTCTTTATCAATAGAAGATCTAATATAATCCCTGGCTGTTCTTGGCTCAATAAGTTTTTCTGGCCGAAGTAAAGGCGGTAAATTCCTAGAGATAGAAATAGTTTCTATATAGTCTTTAGCCTCATCAAGATTATCAAAAATTCTTGTAGGTTTATTAATTGTTTCTTTTGTTAAGTCATTTCTAATGACATCAATTTGTTTGTTAGAAAGGTTTTCAGCTTTTTTGTTTTTAAAAACATTTTCTAATTCTGCATCTATTTCTTTTTTAGTTCTTTTGCCACTTTTAAATACTTCAAATTTATTATTTTCTGTGGGTGCTATGGTGTAATCAACTGTATTGACTTTCCTGGTAATTAAACCAGTATCCTCGTTTAAGACAAACGGATCCGTTTCTTTTATTATTGGAGTTGATACAGAATATTTTTCTTGAGAAGTTGGCCTGGTTAAATAACCTTTCTCATATAAGTTATTTGCCGCATCTCTTATCTTATTAAAATCTTCTTTAAAATATTGTTTTATATCAGCAAGACCGCTTTGTGGATTTTCTTTCACAAAAGAATAAATTTGTTTTTGCAAAGGACTTCTTATTTTAATTTCTGGATCTAAATCTTCAAACTCTTTAAATGGTTGTTCAGGTTTAATTTCATTTGGAACAACAACATCTTCATCACCGGCTTGTAATGATTTTTTTGTAAACGGATTTATTTTTCCACCGGCTGATTTATATGCCCCTAATCCACCAAAAGATCCGCCCAATGCAACCCCTGCACCAGCACCTAACAAAGATGCCTGGCCTATTTCACCAAGACTGTATTCGTCTTGTACACCAGCATTAATTTTTGCTGTCTGTCTTAGTGCGTTATCTGCCGCAGTATATATTGCACCTTCAATGGCACCAACTTTAGAGCCATGTTTAAATCCTTCTTGACCGGCTTTTTTAATAGATTCTTTCGTGCCAACCTTTAATGCTTCTTTTATAGATTTTTTAACAGCTTCTTTAGATGCAGACTTTAAACCAAAGGCCGCAATGCCCCCCAAAGTTGTTGGGTCTGTTGCTATACCTTTTATTGCTCTGCCAAAACCAGCAGCACTTGGAGCTTTTTCATCATACAGTTCCATAAGATTAATAAACTCTTGTTTTTGTTCATCGGTTCCATACTGAACTTGCGTTGCCTCTAAACCCATTTTAGGAAAGTTATAGTTAAACCAACCCATGTATCTAAGACCATAGTTTGCATATTCTCTATCTGAATCTAAACCAGGAGCATCATCACCCTCATTTAATTTATATACAGATTTAGCTGCCTTGATCCACTCAGGAGTCTTAACCAACTGTTCTTCGGTAATTTTATCTTTTTGCTCTGCTCCGGTAAGAACATCTAATTTTTGTTTTTCTTCAACTGCTTGAGTCGACTGTTCTGGAGTTAAACCAAATGGATCAATTCCCATAGACAAAGCTTTGTCCATCTCTTTTCTTTCAGGAGAGTATTCTGCAAACAGATCAAGAGCCTCTTGAGGAGTTGGTTGTCGATTACTTGTGACTTTTAAAGACCTTCCTGTTTTCGGATCTTTAATTTGATAGACCGGCATAATTACCCTCTATTATTCTACTTGTGAAATTTCTAAGGGAGACTGACCGGAACCAGCTTGAAAAGCATTAATAATAGCACTCAAAGAATCTTCTTGCTGTGCTCTTTCAATATAGTTTTTAAGAATTAATTTTTCGTAATCATCTAAGAAATCAATGATTGTTTGATCCGGTTCTAGTTTTCTAGTACCAGCTTCAATTTCTTCTTGAAAAGTTTTCAAAGTTTTTAAAACATCAGCTTCTTGTGCTTTTATTTGTTCTGCCGGTGTCATTTTTTTTATAGGTTTTGTCATTCCAGGAAAAACTTGCTGACCCGCTCTTGGACCTGTCGTATAGCGAAGAAGATCATCTGCACCTTTGGCATATTTTTCTTCTTCAGGTTTTTGTGTTTCTAGGAACAAGGCGGCTTTCTCTTTTAGGCTTAAAGCCTTTAATAATCTCTTTTGACTTTCAGGCAAGTTAGACTCATCAATTGCTTTGTTGATCTCAGCCTCGCTCTGTGCGGTTGCTTGTTTTAATTCTTTTTGTTCTTGCATCTGTGATGCAAGTTGTAATCTTTTAGGATCACCGGATAGTCTTGCGGTTTCGATGTTAAGAATGTCTGCTAGTTTTTGAAATGAATTTGCCATAATTAATTAACTGCCTGGAGTGTAATATGTCTGGAATCCAGGGCCAAGAGAGTATGTTTGCTGTGCTGGTTGTGTCATAGATGGTTGCGGTGCCTTCATCCCACTAAAAGCATCCTGCACAAATGGAGAACCAAGAATGTTTAGTGCAGTTGTTACGCCTTCTAGTGAAGATGGCTGATAAGCAGATGTTCCACCAAATTGAGGTTGACCACTAAGGCCTTGAGCCAATAAACCAAGTTGTTGTTTTGGATAATCCAATGCTCTACCAAATTCTTGATAAGGAACATCTAAGGCTCTTTGTTGTAAGAGTTGTTGTTGGCCACCGATACCACCAAGCAATCCAAGGCTTCTGTATTGTTCGCCAAGTAAATTTTGTTGGATACCAGCCTGGAATTGTCTGTCTCGCATCTGTCTTTCAATGTCTGATTCTGCGGCCCTTTGTGCCTGTTCAAAACCAGCTTGTCTTAATGCGGCTGAAGTTCTTGCTTGTTGTTCTATGTAAGGTCTGGTTGCTTCAGTTTCAAGTAAAGCAGATCGAGAACCACCAAATGCACCAGCTTTAATTGCTCTTGATTGTGCTAGTTGCTGTGCAATATCAGATTGTCTCTGAATATCAGCCATGGTTTGATCGATTACTTGTTGCTGATAAGGTGATTGATATGCACCAATATCTGCTTGTAATAAACCTGGTGTTGGCTGTTGACCTAATTGACTAAGTGTTCCAAGCGGATCGTATTGTTGACCGGCCTCAAACATACCACGGGTAGCTTGAAAGGCTCTAAGTTGATCCGGAGAAAATCCAGCAACTCTTTTACCTGTGTAAGGTACAAATGGTTGTGCGGCTATGCCTTTAGATCTTCTATAAAGATCTTCATACATGGCCTGTTGAGCCGGATCTATTTGTGTAGTTTGCTTTCCTGTTTCGGGATCAAATGCCATTTTGGCTGCTGCACCCGCTCCAATTATCGCTGCTGTGGTTGCAAAACTCATTGCTTATTCCTCAATTGTTTTATTAAGTTATCTATTTGTTTAGTGTCAATTGTTAAAAATTCTTTTTCATCAAAGTTTTTTGCAATAACCTCTTCTTCTACCTCTTCCACACTTAACTTATCGGTACGATGAACTGTTATCCAAACACACTCCTCATGTATATATAATAATCTTTTTGTGCCTGAATAAGTTATTCCATGATACGGAGCTTCTATAGTCTCCATACCATTTTCAGTATAAACAGAACACTTGCCTTTCATAACAAAAAATGGGTGGTTTTTAGCGTGTATTTTTGTTGATACAACTAACCCTTCTGGCATAGTAATAGCTCTAATATATTGTCCATCTGCAAAGTCATGCGTAACATAACCTTCTTCATACCCCTGAATGGCTGGAAGATTTTCATCCTGGCCTGTTTCTGTAGAAAAATCGTTTAACGCTGCTTCAAATTCTTTTACCTTTTTTCTAAATTTTAATTTATTTTCTTTGTCACTTAAAAACTTACTGATATCTTTTTGTACAATATCTTCGTTTATTTTTAATGCAGATGATGTTATTTCCATTCCTTATTTTAGCTTCTACATTGTTAATTGTATAGGCTTCTTAGTATTCTAAGACTTTATTAATCGCCTTTTCCATATTCAACGATACTCATAATTACACTTAATTTGTTTGCATGAGAAGCTGTGCAATTTATAATTTCTCCTGCTGTTAATATTAAACTTCTCGTTAATAATTCAACTGTATTATGTGCGCTTATATTGTATTGTGACCATAGCGTATGCACCACAGAGTCATCATTTGTCATGGTTAAAGTAAAATTTGTTTGTTGACCGCCATCCTCTGTTACTAAAATTGATTCAATAATTGCAAAGTCAAAATCACCACCGCTAGGTGCTGTATAAATTAAAGTTGCACTTGTTGTTGTTAAATCAACTGTTGCATTAACAGCCCTTTGTATGTACTGTCTTTGTGAGGATAAATCCATTATCTTCTGCCTCTTTGTTTAACATCTAAGCGTATATTACCCACCTGGAAATCTTGTGTGGTACTACCTGTGACTGTCATTTGTACTTGTCTTGCTGTAAATCTTGCATCAGTATAGCCATCATTTTCAAAAGTAAATGATCCAAAGTCCGTAACTGGGCCTAGTGGAGTAAATCTACCTTTGAAACTGAGGGTAACACCAGGTAAAGAATTAGCCTCTTCGTCTGGTAATATTTGATTGCATTGCACATAGTTATCACCATTGCCTATTTGTATAGGCCCTGTTTCACAAAATGGTACTTGTGAGTTTAGATTAGGTGAATTATCCAATGTGGTTGATTCATGTTCATAAACAAAGCCTTGAGAGTCACCAGCTATCGGATAAGTAAATGCACCTTGGTCAATCCAAAAACCTCTGTCCATAGAACCAATAGACCAAACATTGCTGTTGTAGTTCCATATTACATATTTGTTAGAAGTGTATTGTGAGTCACCGCTTGGGAATCCCCACCATATTTCATTAAAGTTAGAGTTATGTCCACCCCAACACGCGCCCCTGCCCGCTACATTTATTTGGTCAAAGACATAATCATGCACTTCGCAAGGTAATTCTCTAACACTACCATCATAAATATAAAAAGCGTTTTCACCCATCCATGCAAGAAAATTACCTGTTGATACAACTGTTCTAGAACTAATGGATTTACAGTTAGTACCTGCATCGGCTATACCATAAACAAAAGGTGATCCTGCATAGAACATTCTGTTAATACCAGTATCACTAAAAATAATCACATCGGATCTGTATTTAACACCAAACAAGGCTCTTCCGCCTGTAGGTATTTGTAAGTCTCCTGCTGTGTTTGTGGCCTTCGATGTCCAGTTGTTACGATCTTCCCTGTTTGACCAAGCAACCTTTCTAGGGTCATCTGACGAGCCTATAGCCACTAAATGTCTTTCATTGGTGACTAAGGTTGATAAGTTGCCTGTGGGTGCGTTGGTTACAACTGTTGCTATGGTATCGGCTGTACCGCCTGAGTTTGGTTGCCATTTATAGATCTTGCCATCTTTAGAAAAAGTAAAGACTAGATCTTCGCCCCAGTTGTCAAAAGAAAAATAACCAGCTTGTAAAACTAAACCTGATTGACTCCTGGCATCACCATAATCTTCTTCACCATAATGATAAGCACCAAAGCCTAATGGATCATCACTTGCATCATTAACAAAGCCTACTGGTGTGATGTCTGTCCAAGTGTTGTCATACAAGACATATACTTTTTCTCTTGTACCAACTCCTAGAACATTGTTACCAGCATTATCTTTATAACCATAAAGACCTATGATAGCTCCGTCTAATGCTGTGGCTTTGAGTTTTTCCCACCCGCCAATAGGTTTTAGATAGCCATTTTCAAAACGCACCAAATCACCATCGACCCAACGCCCTTTATTAGCGTAGTCTGTGCCATTGGTTACGATTCCTGCGGGGGGTGTTATTGGAAATAATGCCATAGCCTTATTGTATAAGACCTCGCTTTATTAGTCATTAACTAGATGGAGGTGTTGGCCATTCTCCTAATGGTCTAACAGGTGGTTCAGCATCATTGTAAACATACAAGGCTGCTAACTCATCGACTGTGGTACAAGCATCAATTTTGCTTTGCATATCTGCTGCTGTGCTTCTGACATCAGTTCTAAAAGTAGACCAATCAGCAGGAATAGGTGTACCAGCTTCCTGTTCTCTGACCACATACCAATCATTAGGCTGTAATAAACCATAGGCTTGATTGATAATCACTTGATTGTGATTCCATTTAAGACCATGCACTAAAGTTTCTTCGCCTGTATCTGGATCGGTGTGAGTGTGATCGTCTAATGCTTTAGCTGTAGCTGTACCATAAGATGCAGTTACCACATCGTTAGCAAAATCAAAAGATTGATCGGTGTTGATGTAATAAGAAGGGTTTTTAAAGT